GGGAAAAACTTATGTGGGAACAATCTTCACGAATTAAGACGGTTGAGGATCGCGGAGCAACTGTCATCAGTCAATTCGCTACGAGATTTGAACGACTTGAACAGACTGTATCTCAAACTAGAGATCAAGTAAATTTTCTGGAGCGGAAAATAGACCATTTGGAGTTTGACGTTAAAAATATAAAAGAACATAACCCACAATGAACTTAGAATGTGGCGAAGATTGATTGTAGGGCTCTATAAGATGTGTGTTCAAACTCCACCAAACCTCGATGAGCATTACGTTGAGATGATTAAACTCCAGCACTCAGAGGTGCTAGATAAGATTGATGAATTGATAGCGTTAGTTAATGGTGGAATGAAAACCTTGTATATCGCGATAGTGGTAATTATTGTGTTCACTGTTGTACAACTAGGAGTAGGAATAATTTTAGCGGTAACACTGTTAAATAAGTAATGGATGAAGACAAGCCAACCACAATAGCAACTATAGGCCACCAAATAAGCATATGGTTTGGGATCGTTGGCGGTATTATCAGCTTTATTTGTGTGTGCGTTTTGATAGGAATGTGGTTCGGTTCGTTGAAAGATCTACCTGCACAGGTGAACGATCTACGAAGTCAACAAAGTAAAACTGATGGTCGGTTAGATATTTTTCAGATAAAGTATGAAGGAATAGGTCCACAAGTAATTAACTTAGGTATAGAGCAGGGTAAGTTACGAGAGGATACAAAAAGATTAGAAGTTTTATTGGCTCAACTTTCAGTGAGTTCTGTTACAAAAATAGAGTTTCTAGAGTGGAAATCTAAACTGGAACTACGGAATAAAGGTATTGAGGTACCGCAACTAAAGGAGGGTCCATGACAGTTAACTTAAACTTTCCACCCGAAATTAAGGTCGTGGTGGAGCACGTAGGTAAACAAGAAATAAAGGAGATAAATATGAAGTTAGATGAACTAATCGCGCAAATTGGAGTCTTGTCTAGTCAATTGAGTCGGATAAGAGCCGAAATTCTCGCGAAAATTGCCGCCCTGGAGTCGTTAATGGGAGACCTTACTCCGGAACAACAGGCAGTTTTCGATCAACTTAAGCAAGAGGTAAGTGCCCTTGATAACATTGCACCGGAAGTGGTAGAACCTCCAGTCCAGGAGGCTGTAGCGAAGTCCCATAAAAAGTGAGATACGACTATAAAGAGCTTAAAGAGCTTCTTTTACCTGATCATAAGTGGGTTTACTTCTCGATCAGGGTGTTACGGACTAATGGGTGGATATATTTTCTAATGGCTATGGCTCCAGTTCTAGGGACATTCATGATAAGTGATCAACCAAAGACGTTTTGGACAATAAGCGGGCATTCTTTGCTGGCGTTAGGGTCTGGACTAGTCTCGTTGAAAGCGTATCGGAGTACAAGTCCGACGGATGCGGAGATGCGGAAGTTAGAAGATGAACTTAAAGTTAAGGCCCAGAATGAGCCTCGACTCTGATATACCCGTTACTATACGCCTAGCGGAGCTTCGCCAGGAGCATGAGCGCCTTCGTCGTGCAAAGCAGCTCCGTGAGGCGTATGGTATTAACTTTTATAGACCTCATGCGAAACAAGATAAGTTCCACGCCGCCGGACATATTCAGGGTAGGCACGGGAGGTCGGGAAACCGAGGAGGAAAGACAAAATGCGGTGCTGCGGAGGACGCTGCTTGGCTTATCGGTGGTAGAACGTGGTATAAAGAAAGCTTCGACGTCGTTGACGGAAAGAAAAACGTCGTCAGACGACACGTCGGAGCGCAAAATCACCCTTTGATCACGAACGGAATTCCACCATACCCTGTCAAGGGTCTGCTTATTTGCCAGGATTGGCCTAAGTCGAAGGAGATTTTTACGAATAGGGAGGGTTCTTATGAGACCTGGGGAGATATTTTCCAACTCCTTCCCTTCGATTCTATAGGTAGGGTTCATATGAACCGAGGTTATGTCGATCAGGTAAACGTAAAACGACTTACAGAGTATGGCGGAGGAGAATCGACGTTTTACGTCGACACCGTGGAGTCGTATAAGCACGCGCGACAGAGCGCAGAGTCCTCGGATTTCGATTTCATTCACCTCGACGAGCCGTGCCCAAAGCCTATGTTCGAGGCGCATCGACGGGGACTTATGGACCGTCGCGGAAAATTTTGGATAAATTGTACGCCATTGGAGGAGCCGTGGATCTCGGACGAGTTCGTACCACCCAAGAAGTTTGTAATTCAAGATGCACCAGAGGGGCTTCAGTTTAACAGACTTGAGGGTCTAGCCTCGAGATTTCTCATTACCTGGTCCGCGTACGATAACCCTTGGCTTTCGGAGGAAGCTATTGCTGAGTTCACAGCGGGACTAAACCGGGAGGAGCGCGAGTGTCGGATCTTCGGTCGACCGCTATCGTATGCCGGCATGGTTTACCCTGAATTCATTTATGACCTTCACGTCCTTTGTGATCCACCGAATGGCTGGGAAGCATTTCATATCCCTCCCAAGAACTATACGATTCGCCTGTGGTTTGACTACCACACCCGTCTTCCACAGGCGATTCTTTTCTTTGCGACTGATCCGAAGGGTAGAGTCTTTGTTTATGATGAACTTTTCGACGATACACTTATCGACCCGGTGGCGAAATCGATCCTTAGGAAGACAAGTGGATATTTCGTCGCCGACCGTGAGATCGATCCTTTTGCGATAATTCCTAATCCTGTAACTGATGAAAGCATTCTCGATGAACTTTGTAAATACGAATTGTTTTTTGAACCAGCAACGAAAGATCTCTCCCGAGGTGTTAAAGCCGTCAGGGCTAGACTCGCAGAACGCGACCCCCAGGGACTTCCTACGATTTTCTTCTCCCCCAATCTTCAACAAACGCTCTACGAATTTACACACTACGTTTACGACCTCAAGAAGAACGAACCAAAAGACGAAAACAATCATATGATGGAGAATCTTTATCGTGCGGTGCTCAATGGTCTTTCGTATATTGAGCCACCAAAGGATGAAGCGTTCGTTCGAAAGATTTATACCGTGCCGCTCGACCAGAATCTCCGTGACTTTCAACCTGCGTCCTTGAAATGACTCCTGATGTTATAAAACAGCTGAAGGCAGTTGAGCCTACACCATTTCATAAGGCACTGCTCGCACACGTTATGAGTCTTACGAAGATGTCTCGAGCGAAAATGTCGGAGACCTACTCCGATTGGGACCATCAGGATATGATTTTTCGAGGGATACGGTGCGAAGACAAAGATGACGTGGAGCAGGCAAAGCGGGGTAAACCTGTAAAAATGGTAGTTCCTCATTCATTCGCGCAGGCTATGACGTTTACCTCGTTCGTTTTCCTGCTTTTCAATCAGAATAGAACTTTTTATGAGTTAGTTCCCACAGGTGATGAAGATTACGGTAAGAAATGGCGTGACTGTGAAAAAATCCTCGAGCGTGATGTACGCTATAACATGTTCAACCAGTTGCTCTTTCAAGGACTTCTTGATCTTACTCGGTTTGGCCCCTCGATCACGGAGGTTTGCTGGACCAGAAAGATCACAAGGGCGTATGTTGAGCCAGCGCCACAGGTCCAAACCTACCAAACGGTAGAGTTTTCGGTTCGGCCGGAGTCTGAATGGCAGGAGTTTGTCAAATTTGAGGGAAACCTGGTTCGGCAGGTTAGCCCGTATCGATTCTTCCCTGATACGAGGCTCCCTCTAACCCAGTTCCTTGACGGCGAGTTCTGTGCGTGCGAGGAAGAGTACTCGTTTGCTCAGCTCCGTGAGCTTGAGTCGGCTGGAGAGGTGGCCGGTATCGACCAGATCCAGCCATTGCCAAGGAACTGGGAGTCTCTTAGAGGTGCGGAGACACGTACGATGATGATGCAGGGGCAAAGGTATAACGGATTCCTTGCAGGACCGTCACAAAGTGAGGGTACGGTGATCGTGACGAAGCATCAAGTGCGCATTGTCCCGAATAAATTCAAGATTGACGGTGATAAAAAGCTAGGTCCGGAGGAGTTTCCGGTTCTTTACCACGTTTGGTACGCGAATGACACCCGACTCATCCGAGTCGAGCCGGCGTATTGGTGGCATAACGAGTTTGGCTGGGCAATAAGCCAATTTACACCAGATATGAACCAGACCATCAATCTTGGTCTGGCGGACCTTATCTACAAGCTCCAAGACGTCATCACTTGGCTCATCAACTCGCGTGTAGCGGACGTGAGAAAGAACCTCCGTGGGCGAAATGTGGTAAATCCTCTTCTAGTTGAGCCTAAATCCCTCGACGGCGAAGGAGACATTTACCTACGCAAGGGTGCGGCTGCGGCGAATCTGGATCGAGCGGTAAAACAGCTCGACGTTACCGACGTTACCCGCACCCATATGCCCGATTCGCAGATTTTGGCGCAAGTTATGGAGGTCGTCACAGGAGTTAACGCAAATGCGATGGGACAATACTCGACGGGGCGGAGATCGGCGGAGCAAACGCGGGTTGTGACTGCCGGCTCTGCCGGCCGGATGAAAATGCACGCTGGACTCATTTGGGAAGGGCAATACGGACGCATCGGCCGGCTTATGTTGTCAAATACCAGGCAAAGTCTCTCACTTGAGTCATTTGCGAAGGTTATTGGGTCACAATTGCCAGACATTCAGCTTCGCTACGCGGATTTCCGCGGAACGCCAGATGAAATCATCGGTGGGAATGACTATTTCACGTTCGATTCGACTTTAGCCTCGGAGAAAGGGTTTATGGCGCAGAGTCTGCAGGAACTCCTGGTCGCGATCATATCGAATCCGCTGGCTGCACAGCAACTTGATATTGACCCGAGAGTGCTGATGTCGGAGATTCAGTATCTCCGCGGCGCGGGGAATATTTCGAGGTTTTCTCTTAGTCGGCAAATGGCCCAGGGCGCACCACCGCTACCGCCAGTGGTAGTTCCGCAACCTACGGAGGGTGTGGCATGACCGAAGAACTCCAAAGACTTCAAAAGCATCTCGAGGCGTTAGAGGCGTTCGTGGCGTCGCCCGCGCATGACGGTTACGTCGCAGCACGTGCGGCAGAGATTTCCCTTTTAGAATCACAAATTATCGAGGACGATCCGATAGACCGGAAGACGGAAATCGAGTCGTTCAAGCAGCGAGGTGAGCTTCGTTGTCTTCGACAAATGATTACAATTTTTGAGGATGGACTCATTGACCTCAAGACCCGAATCGAGGATGAACTCGAACGGGAAAACGTGATGAGATCAAATAAGAAAGTATGAAACCAAGATTGTTATTTTTTAACGCTGATGATGGAAGCCTAGGGACTAGTGGGCCAACTGAAGACGTCTTCATCGATAGTGCTCCGGCACTGGAAGAGGCGCCACAGGCGGAGACTCCCGAAGCTCCAACTCCTCAGCCATCCGCATTCGATCCCAATAAGTTTGCCCAGGACTTCGCACGTGAAGTCGGGGCTGTAGTGAGATCGCAACCGCAGGCACCAGCCGCGGAACCTCAGATGACCGTTGAGGAAGCTCGAAGAGCGATGAACTTTTTCGAGTTTACTCCGGACTTCTTCCTGCAGCTGGACAACCTCGATACGAGGCAGAAAGCTTTTGAGACCTTGAGGGACGGTCTCATTCGGTATGCTGATTCTATCACGCAGGCCCGACTGCACTCTTTGCAGGAGGCACTTGAGCAGAAGTATGGACCTGTGCTCGAGTTTAAAGACACTTATGAGGCAGAGAGGCGGGAGGCCCGGTTTTACGGAGCGTATCCAGTACTAAAAGAGCCTAAGCTGCAGTCCCTCATTAGGGCTGTGGCGCAGGATCTGAACGGTCGGGGCGCGAAGTTCGCCAGCGAAGAAGAACAATTTAAGGCCTTGGCATCTGGAGTCGAGTCCGTCATTAAGGTTCATAATCCAGCGTTTGTACTAAACGGCGTAGCCGCCTCTGGCGGTGCGTCACAACCACAGACCCCACGTGGAGCAATTCCGGTCACAACACCGGGCTCTGGTGGCGTCAGCGGATCACAACGTGGAGGTGGCCCTCCTGTAAAGAAGGGCATCTCGGTGTTTCAGTGATCCGTAACTATAACAAAATATGCCTCTTGGCTTAGCTAGTTCTGAGCAAATAGACGACTATTGGTCTCAGACATCGCGTAGAAAGATATTTTACGCGTATCCAAATGGTGCGGCTCCGGTAACGGGGTTGCTTTCACTCTCGGAAAACGAGGATATGTCTGGTGCACAAACCGGATGGCACGAAGAGCGTTGGATAGAGCTTCATACGGTTACCGTAGCGGGCACTACAGCGAACTCTCCGTTCTATGACGGTGCGGGTACGGTTAAAGCGAATCCAGCAACGACGGCGACAGGTGCAACACTCCGTGTCTACGTCGATGATGGTAGCATGTTCCAAACCGACGATATGCTGAAGATATTCGGTGTTACGACATCGGGTACCATTAAGACGGAAATCGTAGGTAGAGTTATGGCTACTCCGACAGTAGCCGGCGCGGATCACTATATTGACTTGGAGCTGACGCAGGCTGCGACGAACATTACGAACGCCGCTGCTAACGTTGGTATTCACGTCGTGTATATGGGTTCAGCGTTCGCAGAGGGTTCTAGAAGCCGGACTGGCCGGTACAGGTTCCCATCAGAGATTATTAACTACTCGCAGATTCATAAAACTGCGTTTGAGTTGACCCGGACGGCGCTCAAGGAGCCGACAAGATACGACAAGACTGGTGGTTATAAAGATATCGCCAAGTCGAATGGTATCGACCATATGGCTGGAATCGAGCGGACCTTCTTTGAAGGTGTACGGCGGACCAGTGCGGTAACGGACTCGGACGGAAATAGCGTACGTCGTGGGTACTCTGGAGGGCTGAAGTGGTTCCTGCAACAGTGGGAGTTGGGCAGCGTGGCTGCTGGTGGTGCGTTTGAGTATGGTCAGGCGAACGTGTCGGCACAAACCGATTACGTGACGTTCACCAATAAGCGTATTATTAAGCTTGGTGCTCAGACGATCACGAAGACAACGTTCAACCTCTTGATGACGAGACTCTTCGAGCGGACGAATAACTCTTCGTGGGACAAACTCTGTCTTTGCGGTCCAGAGTACCTTGGCAAAGTCGCTGAGGTGTTCGAGAAGCAGATGCAGTTCACCAGCCTTCGCGATGAGGGCTTCGATGGGTTCAACTTCAAACTCGTTCGGCACCAGTCGAATGCGGGAGAGGTTTACTATAAACAGCACCCGCTGTTCACGAGTCCGGAGATGCGCAACTCGGCGTATTACATCGACCTGGGTTACCTCAAGTACAGGCCAGTGCAGGATGCGGATACGGATATTCAGAGTGGTATTCAGGAGAACGACGCGGACAAGCGGAAGGACCAATGGCTTACGGAGTGCTCGTTTGAGATTCCGTATCCAGAGGCACACATGTACGTCGAGGATCTCGGCGGCATAACCCTGTAACGTATATGGCTGCAATCGCTGTAACTCAGGTTTCCCTCTATCCCGACAGACATTCTGAAATTTATGTCGGGGCAGTTGGGAGACCACGGGGTGTAATCCAAAGGAAACTTAGGATAACGGCCGTTACGGCAGCTGATACTGCTACGGCTGTAGTCCTGGGTTTTAGTACAGTGTATTCGGCACACAGTGGGTATAACAGTACCGTCGCTGGTGTTGTACCTGTTGGTGTAGATCCTGTAAATAATGGGATTCTCATTGGTGCCGGACCGGCTTCT